AAGTTATTTACATTCGTATTTAAAGAACACAATGCGCCAGTTGATCCTGTTGAGCTTGATCCTGTAGGCCCTGTTACAGCGTTTGAAGCAATTGTCCCAGCTAGTGCGCCAGTAGCACCTGAAGCACCTGAAGCAAGATTTGAAATCGAAGACCCACCAGTTTGAACCAATGGAGTGCTTGCGCCGCCACCTGCATCAGTTACACTTGTAATATCTGACGGCATAGAACTTGATGAAGTTGGAGAACCAATAGGAGTTGCGGAATTGAAACTATCTGGAGCGCCAGTAACAGTCACGCTTGAAGCAGTTGGGGCATATGTCGTAGTCGGATTCACCGCATTGTTCAGTGGTCCTTGATACAATCCGTCGCCGTTGTAAAGATTAGCACCGTCTGTATATAGTCCCCCGCTTACAGGAACCATGTTTGAAAGATCAGAAACAGGCACATTTGGAATTGTTAAACCTGTTTGTAAAGCATTGTCAACAGCACCAGAAGTAAGTCCGACTCCAGTATTGTTTACACTAGGCACACAAGGCGTAGCGCCGCCGAATGCACAACTTATTCCACCTACGATACCTTGCGTAGCCGCGCTAACCGCACCTGATCTTAAGGCTTTGCCTACGCAACCTGTGGTAGCTAAAGTACTACCTGCATTAATCAGGGGAACAAGTTCTGGATTTCCTGTAGCAATTGCTGCAACATCACCAATAGTTTGAATTGGATTTTTAACAATACTACAAGCAACGCTATCAACAGCTGAGCCAATTGCGCAACCGACGCTTGATATAACGCAACCAACAGATTGAACTGCGCTGCAAAAAAAGCTTCCAACGCATGAAAAGAAACAACACCCACCTCCACTTTCAAGAGTAGAAGGCGCAGTTGCTCCAAGTTTCTTTTGAAATGCACGCTCAGGCAGCATTTGGCATAGATGTTTGTATCTCATACGACTGCTTTCCAATTGAAAATTTTAATATCAGGTCTCTCAATATCAACACCAAGCCGTTTTAATAATTCAATGATTTGAGGATTATTAGCGTTTCCGTAAATTGCGTTTATATGGGATGCTCTAATTCTTTTTATAAAATACGACAATGAATGAGCCAATGTTAACGGGGAATCTAATGTATAAAGATGTACTTCAATGTCTTTATCTCTTATATACAAACAGAATAAAACTGATTGATTCTTTTGTAATACAAAGCCTTTGTGGGCTTTGATAACTAAATCCATTTTATGCAATATTGGAATCGGATTGATTCCTCTTCGAGTCAAATCAGCTTTTATAATTTCAGAGGCTTTCATTTTAATCTTGCCTTGTGTCTACATTCATAATGCCTACTAAGCTTTCAGCCCATTCTTGCCATGTTCCAAAATTTCTAGGATCGGGGACTGCCGATTCTACAAAATATCCTATTCCTTGCATACCATCAGCCCAGTCTCTCCATTTATCCTCAGGAACAGTCCCAAGCTGATTTGAAGCAAATGTCTGCGCCATAGAAGCGCACCAAAAGTCCCAAGACATTCCACGAGGGTCAAATGTGACTGCCATTATGGATTACCTGTAGAGCGTACATCACCAACGTCAGCGCTTAATAGAACATTACCCATCTGATAGTTACCATTATACGTATTACTTTCAAAACGTAACCTCATTTCTCGATATTGTTCTTTCATATCGATTTTAAGTGTATTGGGTGAAAATACATAAGGGCTGTATTGGCTAACAACATCTGCATCATCTGCATAGCCTTTACCTTTAATATATAAATTCATATTTCCAACTTGGACAAAATCAGGCTCAACACGTTCTAAACGAATATAGTTATTATGCCCTTGTAATTGCGCAACTCCTGGACCGCCTTTAACCCAACCAATGCTATTAGTTTCAATGTACGACTGTATTGCATCTACCTGCGTTAAATAAACTTGATCAACGCCTGTTTCATGCTGCCAAATAGTATACGTTCCTGAAGTATTAGCGGTTACATCAGCCCAAACAGGGTATTTAAAAACTTCAGAGAACACGCCTGCCGAGCGACTAGCACCTGGCGCAAAACCTGCATCATACCAAGATTTTTCTCTTACATTATAGATAATGGCATTATTACATTCTGTTGAGCTACCTGCAGGATAGAACCACCAGATTTCACCCCAACGAGGAATTTTCATTGCCCAAACTTTTTGTCTTTGTGCAAAGTTTAGATTGTCAAAGAAATAGTTTTGGTTCACGGGGTTTGGTATTTCTTGAACCACACCGTTATACATTAAGAATCGATCTACACCAATCCAATAAAAAATACCATCATACTCAATTACACAATTAGATGATAAGATTGATGTTTGTGTAGAGATAATGTCATATCTCCAATACAGTACTGATGTACCTACAGTCTGCGGAGCATATGTCACACGAGTTAATTGGTCCAAACTCCAAAATAAACCAGCAGGAGATGTTGTACCACCACGTAAAGGCATACCTCTGACAACTTTAGTGGAGGACACTGTATTACTGTTTGCATCAGCCCCTACCCAGTTATTTAAGTTTCCTGCAGAGTTGTTTTGGATTAACCCATTATTACCATACACAAACAAGTAAGGATATAAATAGCAAGCGCCACCTGATACAGAAATATTATTATCAAATGTTAGAGTTTGAGTTCCTGACGACCCACTAGTTGACAGAATAACAGTAGTTACCGTACCTGCGACAGATGATGACACAACTGTTGTTCCTGCACTAAACCCACCACCTGAGACTGTTTGGCCTGTGCCAATTAAATAGTTTCCAGAGCTAATAGTAAATGTTGTGCCTGACACAGTTCCTGTTGCAGTGAATACTCCTACCTTCGATAAGGATCCACCAGGGAATTGACCATATAAAACATTGGTATTAACAGTATTGTCAATATCGCTTAAATTTTGCCCTGGGTGCGCAATAACATTTAGATTTCCAGTACCGTTTGGGTCAAAGCCAATATCAAATTGCCATAGATTATTAGCAGATGGCACAAATAAGTTCGTAGACGTGACTGAAAGAGTAAACCCAGACCCTGTTCCTCCAATACTTGAAGCAGCTGCACTTAGAATATCAGTTGTAGAGTATCCAGATCCTGCAGATACAATAGTAACCGTAATAACGCTATTTCCAAATACAGTAATATTTGCGGTAGCACCAGTCCCTGATCCACCTGTAAGAGAAACACCAGTGTATGTTCCATTGGTATAACCTGATCCGCCTGACGTAATTGCAGTTCCTGTAATAGAGCCTACAAAACCAATCTGATAAGGGCCACTACCAACACCATTAGTATTATTGGTTTCCCACATTTGCATGTAGGTTTGACCGCCTGAATAAAAATAGTTTAGACCAAGCTGTGATTGCATGGTCATACCACGTGATATTTCAACAGAATTTAAGAATATTCCATTGTACCCACCAATTTTACGAGGTCGACCACGTTGAAAACGAACCCACATGCCATCGACATATTTGTCAGAGTCAAACTGAGTACCGTCCCGCTGAATTCCAGGGTTGATATTCAGAGATATGACATTAGCGGTCAAAATGTTCCTCCACTAATGCCTGAAGTAAATGTGCCTGAACCATTCACTATAAGACCTGCTGCACTAAAATATGCAAGCTCAGTATTAGTAATGACAATACCCAGTTGACCGCTTGCAGGTAAATACAGACCAGTATTTAAGTCTCCTAAAAACTTAAGAGAAGGAACTGATGTAGAACCATTACCAAGCGTTAAAGATGAAATTGAACTAGATGAACCTGATGCAGCATTGTATACATTCGTCCCATCACAAATTAAGATCAATGATGTATTTTGAGCAATGACAACAGTTGCACCGCCTGATGCAGATGTCTTTACAGTAAATGTATATGAACCTGTCGTATTATTTGTAACTGCATATAATTGAACAGTAGACGGAACCACAATAGTTTGATTACTTGTAAGTGTTCCAGTATAAATCTGAATTGTATTTGAAGCTTGTGTAGATGTTAAAGTAGTTGTTCCACCTGTAACTACTAAAGCTAATTCTGTATAGACAAATTGGTTGGATCTACCATACGCAAAAGAATACCAACCTGCAGTACTGCCGCTTGACACAAGAACAATTGACTCGTTTAACTGAAGTTGCTGATTTGAATTTCCATCAATGGTGTCAGTACCATTAGGAGTTAAAGTAAGAATACCTGTACCATCATTTTTAAAGATAGTAAACCAGTTGGCGCCTACAGATGATGCAGACGGAAGAGTAACTGTTCCTGCGCCACCTTGCCACACATTCATTTGTGCTCTAGCAGATGAAGATAATGTCGTATTTGATGTGTAAGTTATTGCATAATACTGCTGATTTAATGTACTTCCAATTGCAGTAAGACCATAACCAGCAAGAGTAGCAGCATTAGCAGCTGAAGTACCTGCACCAAATGTGACAGTAGACCATGTACCTGCAGCTATTGAGTTGCTAGTTAGATAGACATACTGAGCAATGCCTGATGCAATAGAAACAATGGTCGCACCGCTGCTATCTGTAACAGTAAATGCATTTGATCCAATATTTCGAATGATAACTGCTTGTCCTACGGATACTTGAGATGCAACTGGCATCAATAAGTTTAATCCGGTAGTAGTTGCAGTGACTTCAATAATGTTTGCTGTAGTCAATACAGAACTTGTACCATTCACAGGCCACTGTAATGTGGTGTTTGTTGAAATAGTTAGTGATTCATAGGAAACCTGAGCAGGGGATACAGTCTGCCCAGTAAATGGATTAGTGTATGTAGTCATGTTTAACTATCCTGTGCAATTGCTTGTCTATCTGCAAGACGAAGTTGGTCTTCCAACTTGAGAGCTTGTATACCTTCAGTATACTTTTGTTGAAATATTTGACGTTGATCATTTTTTAAGAACGGCATCGCTTGGAGCAGCGTTCCATATAGCATCACATTTGGTGCATTCTGTGTGATCCAATTTGTCTGGTTTGCTGAAGACAAAGGAGGAATCCTCTCATAATAAAGAACTTCAAATGTGTATGCTTGATCAGGTGTTGGTGCAACTAACCAATTATCGTAATTATAATCACAATAGTATAAAGGAGTACCTGTTGCAGAGCCATTTGATGCATAATTTCTTAAATATTCATACTTACGCAAATAGACAGGTTGAATGACCCCACCATTAGTTAGGTTAAATGATGTAGTTTTTCTCCATCTTGCAGGCTTCGGAATGACTGGATTACCGGCATTCATAGTACTTTCTACTACATTTAACTGACCAAGTGTTTTAATTTCTTGTGCAATCTCAAATTCAGCTAGCATAATGAACTGAGGAATTT